GTTGCTACTGCAAAAGCAAGTGTTGCAAAAATCAAATCGTCTGGTAGAACTCATGCACATAAAATACAGGCAGCGATTGCCATGGAACAAAGAGCAAGAGTTATGGGTAAGACGGCAGCTGCAGCTGTGTATAGGTCTTTTATAAATGCAATGAAAGAGAAAACTAAAAAGATGAGAAAAGAACATCTATCTTTCAAAGATTACATATTTAAATTTTTAGAAAAGGCACCTAACACCTCAGACGCAATGAAAAGATATAAGGCGGGCAAGGCAGGTTTTACAGATAAGGCACATTTAAAAGCAAAAGGTCTAATACCAAGATCAGACGGCACAAAAAGAAAGAGCGACAAGTATAAATGATACCACAGATAGTACCATTTGTTATTAAAGAGGGTTTATATGACCCAGGCATATTCAAGGCATTTTTCCTTGCAGGTGGTCCTGGTTCAGGTAAAACTTATGTAACACAAAGAGTTACAGGTGGTATGGGTTTGAAAAATGTAAATAGTGATAGAGCGTTTGAGATTGGTCTTAAAAAGGCAAACTTATCTTTGAAAATGCCAGAGAGAGAAGCGCCATTGAGAGACCCTATTAGAGCGAGAGCAAAAGAGTTAACAGGTAAAGCATTAGAGAATTACATACAAGGTCGTTTAGGTCTTGTAGTAGATAGTACAGGTAGAGATTATGATACAATTGCAAGACCAGTTTCATTACTGAAACAAATGGGTTATGATTGTTATATGATTTTTGTAAATACAAGTTTAGATGTTGCATTGGCAAGAAATGCACAAAGAGAAAGAACTGTACCTGCAGAAATAGTAAAGAGAAACTGGAATACTGTACAACAAAATATTGGTAAGTTTCAAAGATTGTTTGGTATGAAAAGAATGATTATAGTTGACAATAATAAGGCAAATGATAATATAATACAAAATGTATACAAACAAGTTATGAAACATGTTAGACAACCAGTAGACAATCATGTTGCTAAAATGTGGTTGAAAAGAGAACGAGAAAAAAGGAAGCGATGAAAACTTTAAAAGAATTACTACGAAAAAAAGTAGGTAGAAAACAACCAGTTGTATTTGCATTTGGTCGTTTAAACCCACCTACTGTAGGTCATCAAAAACTGATTGACAAGGTAATTACTATGGCAAAACGAGTGAGAGGTTTGCCTGTATTGTATGTGAGTGCTTCGCAGGATAAAAATAAAAATCCACTTACAGCAAAACAAAAACTAGATTATTTAAAAAGAATATACCCTCGTGGTATACAACTAATGCCTGCTACTGGCAACGAGAGAACGTTTATGGAAATATTGAAGAATAGATTTGATAAAAGATATACAGACGTTTATATGGTTGCAGGTAGTGATAGAGTATTAGAATTTAAAAAGTTAATTAAAAAATACAACGGCAAAGATTATAACTTTGATACCGTAAATGTAGTGAGTGCTGGTGAAAGAGATCCAGACGCTGAAGGCGTAACTGGTATGTCAGCGAGTAAGATGAGAGCACTTGCTAAAGACAACAATTATAAAGATTTTAGGAGTGGTCTTATGACAGGCACAAAGGAGAAGGACGCTATGAAACTATTTAAAGATTTAAAAAATCAAATGGGAGTTAGAGAAGATATGGTCCCGCCAAGTAGTGAGAGTGATGAATTAAAAATTATTAGAGAAAACTATCACAATGGCGAGATATTTAATATTAATGAGTATGTTGAAAATTTAAATGATGGTTCTGTGGGTAAAGTAATTAAGAGAGGACCTAACTATGTACAATACGAAATGGAAGACGGTGGTGTAAAAAGAGCATGGTTAGATGATTTAGTACCTGCTGAAAATATTAATGTAGAAATGACAAATGAAGAAGTTAATCAAAAGAAACTAGTATTACAAAAGAATAGTGATAGACTAGTTTCATTTAAAACTTTTGACGAAGAAATAAACGCAGCTTCAGATCAACAAATGGTAAATGTTGATGATGAAGACAAAGCAACAAAAGATAATGCGAAAGCAGAAAAGAAAAAGAAAAAAGTAAAAACACCAGGACAACCTGATGGTATTGAGGACTATGTTGATACACATATCTCAGACGACCAAAAGAGTAACACTAGAAAGTTTGCTATAGTTACACCTGGACAAGAAAGAGATTATGAGAAACTTGTAGCAAATAGAATGTTTACAAAGTTTGAAAGTGCTATGAGAGGTGTTGCACAGGATCCTGATATCAAAAAGAAATCAGGTACACAACCTAAGAAATACTATTCTGGTTTAGCAAAATCAACTAAGTCTGCTAGAGACGCACACTTTAAGAAAGGTGCTGCTAAGAGTGATGATGATCCATCAGCATATAAACCGGCACCAGGTGACGCTACTGGTAAAACTAAACCTTCTAAACATACACAAAAGTTTAAGAAGATGTTTGGCGAGATAGATGAAGAACTAACTGCTAATGATATTAGAGATTGGTCTTTACTACCAGAAACTATTGAAATGTTTAAAGACAAATATCAAACTAACTGGAAGATAGAACTAGATAATACAGTTGCTGAAATGTTAGAAGATATTAGTATTGAAGAAACTGCTACAGCAGCGATTAAGAAAAAAGCAGAGAAGTCAGGTATGCCTGCAGGTATATTAAGACAAGTCTACAATCGTGGTATGGCAGCATGGCGAACTGGTCATAGACCAGGTACAACACCTCAACAATGGGGTCTTGCTAGAGTAAACTCATTTGTAACTAAATCAAGTGGTACTTGGGGTGGTGCAGATAAAGACTTAGCAGCGAAAGTAAGAGGTAGAAAGAAATAATGTCATTTGAGTGGAAACACCCAAACTATTATAAGGAACTAAAGATGAAATCATTTAAACAAGTAGAAGATATAGATATCGCTTGCGAACAAATGGTCTTTGAACATGAGAACGAACCTTTACAAGAGGCAGAATATCAAGGTAAGAAAGTTACTTTGAACAATCCTACACGTTCTAGTGATGGAAAAAAGAAGTTTTATGTATATGTAAAGAACGAAAAAGGTAATGTTATCAAGTTAGGTTTTGGTGACCCTAATATGGAAATCAAAAGGGACGACCCAGCAAGACGTAAATCATTTAGAGCAAGGCACAATTGCGATAATCCAGGACCAAAGTATAAAGCAAGATATTGGTCATGTTTTCAATGGCGAGCAGGTGCTAAGGTAGACAATTAGTATAAATAGTAAAGTTATGACCAGATACACAAAAACAATGGCGCAAGCCTACAAAGAAGTAAGCGAGAAGGCAAAAGTCAAAGAACAAGAGAATGATCCTGTACAAAAAGCACAGGATAAACTTGATAAGGCAAAGCAGATCGCTCAGTTAAAAAAACAAATAGATACTATCAAAAAAGATGGTACACAATCTGAGGCAATTGATCCTGCAGGTGATGACGACCATGAAGTTTCTATGGCAAGAGGTGAGTTAGAGGCGATTGCTGATAAAGCACTAGAGTTATCTTCAGCAATGAAAGATATGCCTGAGACTGGCAATCCTTTAGAGGCATGGGTACAATCTAAAATTACTAAAGCAAAAGATTATATCAATTCAGCATATGATTACTTGATGTATAATCCTGATATTGCAATGGAAGATATGGACATGGATCCTGCAAAACATGTTGCAAGAAGTAAAAGAAATCCAGATAAGTTTTGTGTATTTGATAAAGATGGTAACGAAGTAAAATTATTTGACAAAAAGGCAGACGCTATTGCCTATGCAAAAGCAAACCATGATAAACTTATGGAAGAATTAGAGTATGTGGTAGAACAGTTGATAAAAGCAAAGACACCACAAGAGAAGATTAAGACATTGGGTAAGATGGATAAGTTGAAGTCAAAGGCTAAACGAGTTATGAACGACAAAGACAAAGCAAAGAAGATGGCTAATGACCTAAACAATCTGGCAGAGTTTACAGACAGTCAAATAAAAAGATTAAAAAAAGAATACGAACCATTTAGAGGTAAAGATAGAGTAAGTCCTGAAAAGTTTAATAGGTTACGAGGTATAATGAAAAGATTTACAAAAGCACAATTGATGAAAGTTGCAAAAGCGGATATACCTATTTTATCATCAGGTGCAAAAGCAAGTCTAGTGTTAAATCACGGAATGAAATATGCTCAGATACCAGAAGAAATGGTACCGTATATAGATGATATACAAGAAGAACAAAAGTCAAAATTTAAAAGTGTTGACCCAAAAGTTTTGACAAGAGTGTCTAAGATGATGAGAGGGTCAAAAGAAGAAAAACAAGCATTAGCAAATCTAATGAATTATCTAATGCCACCAGAAGTTGTGGACATGATAAGAGACAAGTTTGGTATTAAAATGCCAAGAGGTAAAATAAAATTTACTGATTTATAAAGGGAGATCAAAATGGAAAAAAAAGGAATGGTAGGTTGGAACTCTAGTTACTTTGGACAAGCCAAAGAGGGTTCTTTACTCGACACAATTAATAATATTACTACTAAACAAAATGAACTTGTTGGTGGTAAACCAGAAGTAGCAGATAGTCAAGTTGTTGCAGCTCAAAAAGAAAAAGAACAGTCAGAAGCAATGCATATGAAAGCACAAAAGAAAATGAATGCTCAAAAGAAAATGAATGCTGACCATGACAAAATGAAAAAAGCGAAAGAAGAAAATGAAGATGAGACAACTGACAAAATTAAAGAAAAAGACAAAGGTGCTGTAAAAGTACATGGCGAGAGCGTTGATGTAGTGAGAGACTTCAAAGTATCATCTATGAAAGCTGCATTAGCACAAGTATATGGCGAAGCACTAAAAGATGATGACAAACCAGAAGTACAAGATGTTATCAAAGGTCTTAATAAAGCAGTAGCAACTCACAAAAAACAAGCTGCGTCATTAAAGAAACAAATTGATGATGAGGGCAATGCATTTGGCAAAGCACTTATGGCAGCAAAAGAAAAAGGTGAGAAAACTTTTACAGTTGCAGGTAAACAATACAATGTCGAAGCAGAATTGGACAAAGTAAATCCTGTTGCAGTAAAGAAAAAATTTGCTGACAGAAAAGACAAAGACATTGACAACGATGGCGATGTTGATGACAGCGATAGATTTCTTCACAAAAGAAGAAAAGCAATAAGTAAGGCAGTAAAATAAAATGTTATTCTCCGCATTAGCGGAGGCCAAATATATACACCTTGTTCAGGAACAGGACGGTCTCCCAACTATTTACTGTGATATGGATGGTGTATTGTGTGATTTTAGAAAAGGCATAGAGAATATGTTTAAACTAAAATCAAAAGACCCAAGTATGCCTGGACCCATGCAAATGGCAGGATATAAAGACGCTGATGATTGGATGTCAGCACCTTTAAGTAATGCTAAATGGGAACCAGTAACAAATTACCCTATGTTTTGGCCTACTCTACCGTGGACAAAAGACGGTAAAAAATTATGGTTCTATATTGAGAAGTTTAAACCTCACATACTTTCCGCTTATACACCACATGATAAGAATAGTATCAAAGGTAAACGACTGTGGATCAATAGAAATCTAAGATTGACAGACGCAAGTAGAATACATCTTGTTAGGCGTAGAGAAAAGAAAATCTTTGCTAATGGCAATGTATTAATTGATGATTACGGTAGAAATACTAAAGAATGGAAATCTAATAAGGGTATACCAATCAAATATAAAACTGCTACTGAAGCGATTTCTAAGTTGAGAAAACTTGGATATGTATAAATAGTAACAGTTAACTAACGAATATTAACTTATTAATAAGGAGAAATAAAATGGGACTATGGGGAAAATCTACTTCCGCAGATAGTAGACCAAAGTTTCTGAAAGGTGACGGCGCTGAAGGTGCTGGCGGTGCAAAAGAAGACGCATTTGCCACAACTAGAGGTTGGGAACTTAGAGCAGGAACAGCGGCTAGCGGAAATGATAATGCCAACGCTGACAGCGAGATATTAGTTGCAATAGGTGGACTATCTGCAGCTCTTGGTGCAGCTAACGTATTATCAGTTGATTGGTCTGATGGCACATATGCACATGATGGTTCTGCTGACTTCGACATTACATTTACATATGACGAAGCAGTAACAGTAACATCAGCAGCTGCTACAGCAAACAACACAATTTCAAACAAAGTACATACATCAATGCACATATTAGGTCCAACTGATATGGCAAAAGACGCTGATATGAAAATGCAATATCACTCAGGTTCTGGTACAAACAAAATTGTATTCAGAGGAAGAATACCATCAGCAGGTGTTGCTGGCGGTTTCATAGCGATTGCAGACGCAACAGCGGCGATGGCAACAGACGGTACATCAGCAATGGTTGATGGTAACGGTACAACCGTACCTTCAGCAGACGCAGACCACGCTGGTGGTTCAGCGGCAGCAGGTGCTGACGGTGCAAGTGCTATTTGGGGTACAGCGATTAAGAGAACTGGATCTACAGATAACACACTAGAAACAAAAGCAGGTACTTCAAGTGGAACATCTTCACTTGTTTTAACTGGTGTAGTTCTAGGTTAATAAATAAAATTATAGAGGGTACATTAAGTACCCTCATAATGATGAGAGTTAAGCATATGCGTACTCTCAGTAGCATTCCCCTAATACATACGGGGTTTATATAAGGAGAAAAAAATGGCTGACAAAAAAATAACAGCGTTAACAGACTTAGGTTCTGGTAACATAGCGAGTGCTGACTTGCTACATGTAATTGATGATCCTTCAGGAACACCAATTAACAAAAAAATCTCAGTAGCGAGTTTATTCGCAAACATACCAACAGCAGTAACAATCAATCCAGGTGCTTCATCTAACATTACGTTTAACTCAGACGCAACGGACTCAGACTTCATAGTTTCTAACGATAACGAAGAAGCGTTAAGAGTTGATGGTGCAAATAGAGAAGTTGTTATCAACGAAGCTTCAGGTCAAACAGACTTTAGAGCAGAAACTAATTCATATGCACAAGCATTTTTAGTTGACGCTTCTGCTGACCAAGTAGAGATTGGTGCTACGCCAATGTTTACATTGACACAGGCATTA